ACCCCTTCACCTTTACCCATTTGAGTAGATATATAACTATCTAATTGGTCAGAGTTCATATTAAGAAGGTTGTCTTTATCTACTTCTTGTCTAGCAGAAGTTCCAGAAGATACAGGAGCATTAACTAAAGGATTATTTTTATTTACATCTACTGGGCCTGAGTTACCTGATGCATTTGGATTACTTGTAGTTAGTCCCTGTAAAGACCGTTGAGGTTTTCCATTAACAAACATTACAGAAACAGGGTTACCCATTTTATCGTAGTATGTTTTTAGCTGTGAACCTGTATTAGCAGGAGCAGCAGGAGCAGCTACAGGAGGAGGGGCAATAGTAGTTGTTTTAGGAGCAATAGTAGGATCATACGGTTTATAATTAGGGTTTATGCCGTAACCACCAAAACTTGATCCTACACCTGTAAACCCTCCCGGTGCATATCCGGGAATTAAACCCCCTATAGCCATACGCATACCGTCTTCATCTTCTACTTCTAACTCAGACACATCAAAAGGCAATGGCGTTTCTGAAGTAGGTTCACCACCTATTCTACCATCTTCATCCATCTGTTGCAAGCCCTGTTTTGCTTTTGTACGAAGATTTTCAAAAAACTTTACACCAAAGAAACGAACCACATCAGCAGGGACAACATACTCACCTTCACTAAGTTTAGCATCAATGTCATCCCGTACTTCCTCTGGTAAAGAACCGGGAGGTACATCATTGCCCGATACTGGGTCTACTGTTTCTGCTTGGCCTAAAGCCATTTCCATTTGCTCATCCATTTGCATTAACCTTTAGTCTGAGTTGTTTGAGTGCAGTCAAAGCGTGTACCTGACCCTGCAGCCTGTACATCACATGGCTTTCATCTGATTGAGAAAACATTTTGTAACTTGCCTGAATACGCTCATTTAGTTCTACTTCAAAAGCATCCCATGCTTCCTTGTTGTTTACTAACAGTTTTAAACTCACTGCATTGGTCCTTTATTAGCTGAGAAGCCTTCTTCTCCCGGTGTAGGTACTGAGCCTGTTCCTATAGTACCCCCACCGCTGCCTTGAGTGTCCTGTGCCTGAGCGCCCGCTGGTGGCTTCTGTGGGCCTCCCTGTGGTCCTGCCTGTGGTTGAGGTGGTGGTGGATTATCTGCTTGGAACTTTTTAAGTATCTCAGCCTGTACTGCAGCATCACCCATGTTATTAACCAGCTTGTCAGGATCAAGGTCCATAGACTTAGCAATCTCACGAATGATATAATCCATCTTAGCAAAAGGAGCTAGGACAGGATTTTGAACTACACCAAGGAATTGCATTAGACGCTGACTACGTACTTCGTTAGCCATAAGGCTTTCAGTGCCACGTGCTTTAATCTCAAGATCACCTTTGATATCTTCTTCAAAGTTAAACTGCATATTAAAACTAAAAAATGCTTTACCTAGTGGACCTAGAAGATAGTCATCTACATTCTTAACTACATTCCGTATAGAACCATTAGCAGCAGACATGAGCATGCTAATGCCAGAAGCTGTACGTCCGACACCTTGAACTCCTGTCTGACCATGAGCAAAGCTAGGAAAGCCTGTACTCTCGTCTGCTAATACACGTGCCTTATCAAACATCTGCATGTTCTCATTAGATACGTTAGGGAACTTAGTGCCAAAGATAGCTTGTCCCGGCGCACCCCCTTGACGTCTAAAGACTTTTCCGGGATACACACTTAAATCTTGTCCGGGAACTAGGTTAGTTTCATCTACTTCTATTACCATATTACCTGACAGTGCAGCATTGTCTACAGCCATACGCATAAAGCCATTCATCAACGTTTGTGTGTCATCCATGTTCTCAGCAATACCTACACCAAACAAGCTGTAAGGGTTAAGCTCATATGGTACAGCGTAGTAGGGAATAGTAGAAGGAGTAAAAGGATTCATAACCAAACGTAACACTTGATTATTACAAGTCCAGATGTTTACGCTAACTTGATCTAAGTCCTTCATTTCTTTTGGTACATCAATGTCATGATCTTCTAACAGCTCTGTGTCAATCATACCCCAGAACTCAAGAACCTCAAAGCGTTCTGCTCTTGACTCTTGAGTATCATCCTCCATCACCTGTTCCCACCACTCTTTAGTATAGTTTTCACCATAAGAGATAGCAGTATCAATAGCATTCTTTCTAAAGAAAGGTCTACGCTTTAGCCCACGCATCTTACTACGAGACATTTTATGACGTTCTACAACGTACTCAGCCTCATCCATGTTAGCAGCGTCAGGGTCAGGGTAGAAGTTCCAGATAGAAACACTGGCTGTATGAGGAACTGTTTTAATAGTAGGAGAGTACTCGCCAGAATCAGACCAGCTAGGATATTCTTTATCCACAGCAAATGGTCCTTTCATAACGCCTGTGCCAAACAGAGCAGCTTCAAATGCAGCTACACGTAGTTGTTTGTTGGCGTTAGATTCTTCTAGTTGGTCGTGTATTTTCTTTTCCATCTTCTTAGCTGCAATCATAGCAGGATGAAATGTAATCTCAGTAGCAGTCTTACCTGCTCCTTCTTTTAATTTGTCTGCTACAGGAGCTAACTTACTCTGCAAACCAGCAAGACGTTCTTGCAGTTGAGGTGTAGTTTCTCCCGGTTTTAGTTGCATATCTTCAGGAGAAGCTTCTTGTGCTTTCTTAAGATCATCATTAGACTCAAAGTGTACAGACTCTTCTACGCCCTCAGGAAGAGTAGTAGGATCAACAGAAATAGGAAAACGATGATTTCCAAACAGTACTTCTACAATCTGTCCATAAGCAGCAAGAACTTTTGTCTTAGTAACTTTAATAAATACCTGAGACTTTTCTGTAGAAGTAAACTGTACATCAGGGCCATAAATACCTCTGTAGTTTTGATAAGACTTTAACCAACGATTCTCTTCTGTTTCTCTAGCATCAGATGCCTTTCGGTACTTACCCTGAACATAATTAAATATGCTCCCAGATTTAGGGTCACTGTAGGCAGACTCTGCTGCATCCTCAATAGCTGAAGATTGCTCAGACTCCATAGCGTTTTCAATATAGTCTTCTTCCATTATTTTTCCTTAATATCCAAATGTAGGGTCTGCTGCTTGAAACCCACTGTTTTGTGTGGATGGATCAAAATCAAATAGACTGCTCCTTGGTCGTGTCATTATACCGTAACGTAGTGCATCATACAAGTGATCTTCTGAATGTGTATCTACATCTTCTGAGTTGTTTTTATCTAAAGGCAAAGCTGGTATTTGACTTATTATATTACTGCAACTGTTAAAAAATACTAACCTAGGTTCCTCTGTAAAGTCATCTACTTGTAATCTTCTGTGTAATTCGTTCTTACCTGCTATCCTAGAACCTCTTGATCTATCAGAAGGTCTCCATCTACAACCTTTCATAATCATTTGTTCAGCAAGAGATGGGCCAGTATCGCCACGATTATGCCACAAAGAAGAGTCAAGAACTCCATATCTAATTTTCTCCCCTTCTTCTGCTTCTAAGATCATATCAGCTAGGTCAGTAGCTATGACCTTTGAGCAATACATTTCCCTGTAGACTACAAGTTGTTCGTCAGGTGCTACAGCAAACCATACTACTCCTGTGTAAGAACCATAACCATAGTCACATGCTCTAAACTTTGCCCAGCTACTAGGTATTTCATAAGGCTCTACTACATGTATATTACGATTCCATTCAGGAAAAGCAGCACCCTCATTTACATCCCAGTTACCTTCAAGCAATTGCTTACGTTGATGCTCAGGTAAAGATAGTAGGTTAGCTTCGTACATGCCATCGTCAGAAAGATAAGGATTGTCAAACAAAGTAGCAGGAATAAACCTACGTTTAAATAATGGTTCGCCTTCTCTTGAGTGTCCTTTAGGCCAAGCTATAACTTCTTGTGTTTCTGGATCAGTAGCATTAAAGCTAGTGTTGTGTGGCGCAGGGTCTACAAAAGTTTTCTTAACCCATTGGTGTCCTGCTCCTCCGGGGTTTGTAGTCCCTCTTTGATACAGAGTAAGCCCACTGTTCTTAGTAGTACGTAGACGTGATCTCATATAGTTCCAAGCAAAAGGTGTAGGCCATTGTGTAAGTTCGTCAAAACCAATCCAATTAAAAGCTTGTCCTTGATACCTTTGTACATCATCGTCCCTATCTAAATAACTAAGCCAAAGAGATGCCCCAGAAGGAGCTATCCAAGTCTTTTCTCTTTCTAAAAACTTAATTCCCGGAATAGCCCTAGGATAAAGTTGCTTTGAAACAGAAATAAGTTCTCTTAATTCTTCTGTGCTTCTACGAACTAGAAGTTTATTAGATAGAGGATTGTTAAAATATCTAACAGGATCAGCTAACATAGCAAAAGACTTACCCCCACCTGCTGCTCCTCCGTATAAAACCTCTTGTTCTGATGCTGAAAGAAAGTCTGTTTGGGGGCCGGGATTAGCCTCAAAGATAACTTCCTGAGCTTTTTCTATCTCAATCGGCTCTGGCAGTACTGTCGCTGGAACTGTCTTCGGTTTCTTTTCTAATTGAACCGAATCTTTCTTCTTCAAGACGCCTCGCTTTTGCTTCCGCTTCTTTGTAGCGCTGGGCGTAGTACCGTGCATTTTCAGCGTCTGTCTTACGTTTTCGCTCAAGTTTTACTCTTTTCATTAACCCTACATGAGAGATTGATCTGCCAGTTTGTTCGCTTAACCATATTGCAACATCTCTGTAGCTGTATTGTTTTAGATGTTTCTTTGCTAGTTCTAGTGTTTCTAGTTCCTCAGTCAGAGGTAGTAGGATATCTTCATCATTAGGGTCTTGCTCGTAACCAAAAGGTACTACCCTGCCTACACGAACGACAGGAAACCATTGAAGGCCACTACTTAGTTTCTCTGGTGGAGGTAGCCTCCAAGTTTTATTAGTTTTCATTTTTAGCTGGTAAAATAAATAAAGGACTTTCAGTCTTTACTTCTATTTTGTCTGTCTTTACAAATCCTGCACGGTCAAGAAAGTCCTTAGCTACTGCTATTTTTTCTTTATTGCCTAACTGTGTAGGGTCATTAAATACTTCCATCATACCATAAGCAACACGTGTGCCAGAAGAAGCAATGTAACGCTTGGTAGCC